CCTTGCCAAGCGGTGCGATTCTTGACATTACGCCTTTGCCCTATGAGGAAGCGTGGGAGGATGTCGCTCAAATCATTTTAAAAGAATTTGAGGGCATAGACCTAGGTTTTCTTAAAATGGGTAATTCGGAAGAATTCGCCGAATTTTTAAAGAAGGATATTAATGTTTTGAAAACTCCGGCCTGTCGTATTTTAGCGTCAAAATCAATTCTAGGAGCTGCGAAGAAATGTTTTGTGCGTTGCACATATAACGGAAAAAGAATTGATAACATGACTTTTGAATCGAAGGATGCGCGGGGTGATTTTTTAACGGCGGCATTTCAGGCGTTACGGGAGAACGTCTCCCCTTTTTTCGGAAATCTCATTTCACTTTTAGCGGAGGACTCAGGTCCAAAGGGGACCGGCCCAAGCCAAAAGTAAAAATTGAAATGCCAGCCTATAAATTTTATGTCATGGAGCTTTCGTCAAATGGATTTGGAACTCCGGAGGCTCTAATGAAGGAACGGGTTGATTTAGTAATGGATGCTTATGATTATCTAAGATTCAAAAACCAATACGAGTCAGAATCCTATGATCTTATGGAGAATAAATAATGGACATCGGTGAACTAGCAATTAAATTAAGAGTCATCGGTGATAAGGTTGAAGCCCTTGATAAGTTTAAGAAGGATATAGGGACCGCATCAACTAGCATTGGTAAGTTTGGTAATTTTATTTTCTCAGCAAAAACACAAGTCATAGCATTTGCATCAGCCCTAACATATCTATCGAAAAAAGCTTCTGATGTGGCTTTATCATTAAATCGTTTCTCTTTAAATACTGGACTATCAACGCAGAAATTACAGCAATGGCAACAAATGGCTGCGGCATCTGGTGTAAGTGCCGAGGAGCTTCAAAATTCTATTGAGGCGATCTCTGATGCAGGAGCAGAGGCTCGTCTAACTGGTGTTCAACCTCCATGGTTATTAGTTGGCATCGATCCGCGTCAAAATCCTTTTACAGTATTCGATCAATTAAGAAAAAAGATCTCTGCATTTGGTCCAGCAATGGGCACAAAGCTTTATGAAAATCTCGGAATGTCAAAACAAATGATTTCTTTTTTCCGAGAAATCCATCGCCTTGGTCCAATGGATAAAACCTTATTATTAAGTAAGGACGAGGAAAAGAGATTAAAAGATTTTAATATACTTTATAATAAGACTTTTAATACGTTTAAATTATCTTTACAAAAACTCGGCGCTGCGATGGCTCCGATTGCTTCAATCATTATAAAAGCATTTGACCGTGGCATTGGGATGGTTCGATGGTTTGGTCAAGGAATTGATTTCCTAGACACACATCTTGAAAATTTTAAAAAAACTTTAATGGCTTTAGGTCTCATAATGGCAATAGCATTTTTCCCAATGCAGACGGCTGTCGTTGGGCTGTTACTTCTTCTCGATGATCTTAGAGCCTATGTTCAGGGCGATAACTCAGTCATTGGATTACTAGTAAAATCTCTTCAAAATATGGGAAAAGATTCATTCACGGGTACAATTTTTGGAAAAACTCTTGGATCATTAGATTTTGCAACTCAAGGTCCTTTAGGCGTAACGAGTAAACAAATTGATAGAGCTAATAACTTTAATGTAACAAATAATATAACACAACATAATGGCGGATCGAATGATCCTGAGAAAAACGCACAAGCCATTAAAGACGGAACGGCTGATGCGATTGGAAGTTCTATTGCAGATCATACTTTAGGTCATAGACCTATGTTAGGATTTTAAATGTCATTATCACCGGCTTTAGTAAATGCTGGAACAATCGGAACAGTTGGAAGCGTGCTGTCGATTGCAAACGCTACAAAAGCTTTTCTTTCCGGACCAAAACAACAAGACGGAATAAACGGATATTTTTTTGATATTCCTATAAGCGAACAAATAAAACTTAACACGCAGATTACAGACCATTTCGTTGAGGAAAACTATGCTATTCAAGATCATATAGCGATTGAGCCGGTTGAGATAACTCTAGTCGGTAATGTTGCCGAATTGGTTTACACAAAATCCGATCTTGAAGCTTATTTGCAAACAGTGCTTGACCGATTAGGACCATTGGGAGCATTAGCCCCAGGACTTTCATCATCAGCACAGAAAGCATTGTCAACTTATAATCAATTAAACTCTGCTGTAAAGAATGTTGTAAAACAATTTAAGAATTTAAAAGGTGATAAAGCTGCGCCAACTAATCAATCGGCAATTTATTTAAAATTTGAGGAATGGCTTCAAAATCGAGTTATCATGAAGGTTCAAACCCCGTGGAAAACATTTCCAAGTATGGTTTTAAAGTCCGTCACATTTGACCAAGATGCCGAGACGAAAGACCGATCTGAAGTTACAATAGTTTGCAAGGAAATTAGAACTGTAAAGGTTTTGACAGGAGTTGGAACCTTGGTTGGTACACAAAGAAATGCCGCTCAAAAATCCACTCCTGTAAGTCAAGGCGTGACTGGTGGAAGTTCTGTACTTTATGATATGACTCAATCAAATGTAACAACAGGACCGTTGAGATGAAATTAGTTGAAGGCTTAACATCAGATCCAAAACAGACGATATTTCTTGCCATTGAAGGATATGACAAAGCCATTCTTTCTCTTGAATATAAACCCAATCAATATGGCTGGTTTTATTCTCTCTCATGGGGGACTTTTACAGTTGACAATATCCGCGTGGCGAGGGATCAAAATATTTTACGTCAATTTAAAAATTTAATTCCGTTCGGCATTGCTATTATTACAGTAAATGGCGTTGATCCGGTTCTACCTGATGAATTTCTTTCTAATACATCGGTTTACATACTAACAAGTGATGAAGTAAAAATAATAGAGGCGGCATATTATGGGGCTTAGGATTGCCACTTCTGTAATTCAATCTGTCTCGAAAAAGTTTGGTCGCATTTATACACTTGCTGTGGAAGATGTAAATAAACAGATTCAATTAATCGAATATCCAGTGACGTGTGAGTTTTCTGTTTCTCGTCATAATATGGCGGATGCCAATACGGGGACTTTTACAATTTATAACCTGAATCAGGCGACGAGGAGAAAGATTTTTAAGGATAAATTTGATTTAAGAACATTTCCATCAATTCAATTTATGGCCGGATATGAAGGCATGATGCCTATGATCTATAATGGTCAAGTGAGGAAAGCAGAATCCTATCGTCAAGGATCGGATTTCATAACTCAAATTGAATGTTATGATGGAGGATCGGCGCTCACGACTGGTCAAGGAAATTTTACACTTCAATCTGGATTAAGCTTAAAAGGCATGGTCGGTCAAATGATCTCTCAACTTCCTGGTATTAAAGCTGCGGCTATTGGAGACATTGACGGAAAGAACACTCAAAGCAAACGAGGAACAGCGGTTTCTGGAAGCCTTCCAGGAATAATAAATGAAGTTACGGGGAATCAATTTTACATTGATATGCAGCAAGCTTTCGTGTTGGCAAAAAATGAAGTCATACCAGGTGAAATTGCAGAGATTACATCTGCAAATGGAATTCTTGGATCTCCTCGAAAGGCTGAAAATCTTCTTGAACTTACAATACTCTTTGAGCCTAGAATAAGAATAAGCCAACTTATTAATATTAATAGTTCTGCTGCTAACTCAAATCTTGATTATAATGGTGCTTATAAAGTCATTGGTTTAGTACATCAAGGTATTATCTCAGGAGCGGTAAGCGGTGAATGCACAACAAAATTAAGTCTCATGCGTCCTGATCCTGGAACTCAAATCAAGGAGGTGGCTTTTGCCGGATACTAAAATTCCTCCCGTAGCAATTCAATCAACTTATGCAAAGGCGACGCTTAATAGTCTATTAAATAATCATAGACAAGAGATTTTCTATACTTTGAATTGTGTTCAGATTGGCACGATTGAAAGTTATGATACGACAAAAAACACAGCTAAAGTAAGTATTAATTTTAAAAAGAAAATGGCGGATGGAAGTGAATTGGCCTATCCAGTTCTAGTTGATTGCCCTGTATTTATCCCTCAAGGTGGTGATGCATTCTTAAGCTTCCCCATTGTAAAGGGCGATACATGCATTATTCTTTTTAATGATCGTGATATGGATAATTGGCATTATGATGGAAGCATAGCAGTTCCAAACACTCCGCGATCTCATAGTATAGCTGATGGAATTGTTATTGTAGGAATCCGTTCATCAAATGATTCACTCGATACATCACATAACAAAGTTATTTTAAATGTAAAAACATTTAAACTTGAAATTAAGAATAATGCGCAGAATTTAAAAACATTGATGGATTCTTTAATGGATGCCATTAATGGAATCGTGATTGACCCATTGACATTTCAATTAA